CCACTTCCAACAACAAGGTCAAATATGCAACTTTCAACATTAAAAAATGCCATGCAAAATGCGACAAACACCATGTTAAATAAGAATATCAGACTTAATTGATATTTATTATTAAAAAATGACATGTCCATTTTAAGATCGTATTTTAATAAAAATAACACAATCATATCAAATACGGACATCAACACGGGAAGAAACCCCGTGCTTGAGCTAAATTTTGGCAGTTCCGATTTTATTGTGCCGAATTATGGTTATACAAGATTTATATTTGATATTGATTTATCCTTACTTCTGGAAAGCATAGACACCGGTGTTATATCAACAGGTTGCACAACAGGAATGACCCACACATTAAAGATGACAAACACATCATCTTTTGATAATGAATTGCTTAACACCTTCATGACAAATTCAAGAAGAAGGGCAACATCATTTGATTTAATTCTTTTCCGCATCCCGCAAACATCTGGCAACACCGGAAACATTCAAGAATGGGATGAAGGTGTTGGATTTGACTTTAATGACTTCAATCTAACAAAGAACAGCGCATACGGGGGAATATCCCCATATACTTACGTTGATAGCAGGGCGTTCTCAACACGCCCATCAAACTGGTATAAAACAACCACCGTATCTGATTGGTCTGAGCCCGGAATATATAACAACAAAAACGAAGGGTTGGTTAATTATTCTGGTTTAACAATCGTGGCGACGCAACACTTTGAATTGGGAAATGAAGACCTAGATATGGATATGACAAATGAGATTAATTCCATTATAAATGGAACATTAACTGGCGTCACAGGTTGGGGTCTTGCTTATGTCCCAGAAATTGAAAACATATCAGGTTTAACTGATAGTTATAGCGTTGCTTTCTTCACACGACATACGCAAACATTCTACGAACCATTCCTACAAACAACCTACGACGACCTAATCCAAGATGATAGAAACCAGTTCTTGAAAAACCAAGAAAACAAACTTTATCTATACATATATCAGAATGGGGACTTCGTTAATCTGGACAATCCCCCAACCGTTCAAATCCAAGATAGAAATGGAACAATAGTTCCGGGAATGACCGCTTTAACCACATGTTTAAAAACAAAAGGTGTTTATGAGGTTGTGGTTCCAAATGGTTTCACCGGCTCACCAACCCCATGCACATTCTACGATATATGGGAAAACTTATATATTAACGGACAAAGCGTTCCAAATGTTGAAAACCAATTTATCCTCCAGCAATTAAGCGCCGGAATACAGATTGGTTCAACATCACAAGAACCACAAAAGTTTGGTTTTGACTTCTATGGAATAAAACAAAATGAAAAAATTCTTAACACCGACATAAGGAAGGTTGGGGTTACAATTAAAAAAGCATATACAGCACAAAATATGCTCCTGGATGTATCTGGATTTTATAGAGTTTATGTGAAAGAAGGAACAACAGAAGTTCTGGTTCAAGATTGGACGCCGCTCAACCGAACACCAAATCAATATTATTTCATATTTGATATGAGAGATAAGGTGCCAAATCAATATTATGTTGATATGCAAGTGAATACTTCAGGAGAGAAAGATACTTATAAAAGAGAATTAACCTTTGAAATCGTAAATACAAAATGAGAACAATCAAATTAAAAGAAAGCGACATCACCAGATTGGTGAAAAAAGTATTAAAAGAACAAGAAACCGCAAATTATATGTTCTTTAGTAACCTAGAGCAAATCAAACGACAGTGCGAAATGTTGCTCGAGATGGATCATACCATGATTGATGAAATATTATCAAACGGTCATGATTGGGCTGATGACCATATCGCGGAAGCAAAAGTGAATATGGATCAGGTTTTTGATTTTATTATGAATGAAAAAAATGAGGAAGGTGATTATGATGAAATGAATGAAGGTGAAGAATTAACTGAAAAAAAGAAAAAAAATACAGCCACAAATCCTAAATTATGGAAACAAGCATTAGCTTGGGCGAGATTAAGATATGATGTGTGCCCAAGCGCATATTGTAACGGTGCGGCAGTCAAAAGATATAATAGTCAAGGTGGTAAATGGACTAAAAAATAATTTACAAACATAGCAACTTTATCCGTATATAATATATTTATATTATATGGATACACTAAAAAAATGTAATTTTTGTGGTGAGGAAAAAGCACTCACTGAATTTTATGCGTCACATAAGGGCGCAAAATGTAAAACGTGTTTTTTACAGTCCGGTAGGATTTATAAAAAAAACAGAAGGTCTTCAGAAGAATTTAATAGTAGGGAAAAATTAAAATACCAAGAACGAAAAATAAGGTTGTGGGCTAATGTTCTATTAAATTATACAAAAGGAAGGAAAATTGAGAATAATTTAGAAGTGGTGGATATTTTAAATTTGTATGAAAAACAAAACGGTCTGTGTTATTGGTATAAAATTCCTTTGAAGCCGTCACTAACTAATAAACATCCGCAACAACCATCTATTGATAGATTAGATAGAAATAAGGGGTACGTTAAAGATAATATTGTATTATCCTGTTATGCTGCTAATATTGGTAGAAATGAATCTGATTTAGAGACTTGGAATGATTTTATTGAATTGCTAAACAACAATCATAAAAATCACATAGGTAAAAATGATGAATACGAAAAATTAAAAATAAAATTAGACCAGTCAGACGATAGAGACGAGTATGTGGTATATGATGAAACACTAAACTCATACACAACAAAAAATATTAACGAATTTTTTAGACAAAACGATTTGGGCGTCAAAAATGTGAATGCTATACGAAAAAAGAGTAAAAGAAATATTCAAAAGGGAGTTATAGTATTAAATAGGACTAAGGGTGAAACAATCCAAAAAAGAGTTTATCATTTAATATCGCCAGAAAATGTCAAATATAAATTATTTTCTCTGCGCTCATTTTGTAAACAAAATAATCTAAATGATAGTGCTTTACAAAGATTAGCAAAAAAAGAAATAAATTATTATAAAGGTTGGCAGTGCGAATACGAAACGATTACGTTAAAATAATTCATTTCTTTGGTTTATAACTAACCATCGTTGGCGCATTTCCCTTTCCAGATTTTGGATTTTGTTTTTCCGCCCTTCTTTTTTGAGCACAAGCCGCTTTCTTTTGAGCATCTGACATTTTACCCGCAACACCAGCAGCACGACATTTTGGATATGATTTAGAATCCGCATCCGATCTTCCACACGGAGGATGCTTACCATTCTTATCCCTACTACAAATATTAACCCACGGACCCTTCGGTTGCTTACTCCCTTTTGGTTTTTTCTTGGTGCCAAACCAAACCGCCAAATCTTCCTTCAATAACTCCTCCTTTAATGGTAATCCATTCATAGTTGGGTTAATCGCAGATCCCTCCTCATCATTCTGCCCTTGATACTTTTTTTTCAGATTTTTAACAATTTTTGACATCTTACGAGTTTTTGTCTCAATACTTTTTCTTTTTGCCGGAGTTTCATTAAAATCACCATCCGCTTCCTCATACGCCAACTCCGCATTCGTATATTGATACACGGGCTCAATAAATGGCTCCAGTTGATCTTTCTCCCAAGATTGGGGTGCTAATACTATTGGCACCTTATAATTCCCTGAGACGGCAGCAGAAGTGGCTTCTTTAAGAATCTTTTTTATTGTTGCTTTGATATTATCCATAAAAGAATTATTATTAATATAAATATCTAGAATTATGGAACAGAAAGAACCAATCGGCGCTTTATTTGATAGCATATTATATTACACACCAGACGACTTAAATAATCTTATAGATGGTTTAACGCGAGAACAATCTTTTTACGTTTTATCCCAGTGCGTTGAGTACGCACATAAGTCTGGATTATTATCGCTAAGTGAGTCTGAATTAGCATCAAAAGCTCTTAGGGTTATGAATCAAAAAATTGTATCGCAAGATATTATTGGTTAAAACAAAAAAGGGCGCTGATGCGCCCTTTTATTATTTATTTGTAGCAACTGCTTTATTTGTCTCAGTCTGCCCAGTAGCTGCTGGATCAGGTTGAGAAAAGAAATCCTCAATCTTAATAATCTTACCGCAGTTATCCATAGTGGCAACTTTCCTAACATCACCCTTAGCCATTCTATCTGCGCGATTTTTAGCTGTCCCCATGTAACTAGGACCACTTATCTTTTTACCGTCATCAAACACAGACATTACAAGTGGGGCTTCATGACATTTTTCTGACATACACTTAAATGCAACCTCAACCGTTTCTGATGTTCCTAGTATTTGTTTTGCTTTTTCAGGGCTAACAGTCAAAGTTTGTTTTCTTGCCCCAGCACTAGGATAATTATTTAAACTAAAAATATCTGTTCCAGTTTCATTACATGTAATTGGAACGTTATTTAATAATAACGTAAATTGCGCATCATTACAATTATGATATTTGTCATTATCAGAACCTACTGGTATATATTTAACTTCAATATTTAAGTTGAAGTCACATTCAAATCTTGTTAACCCTTTAACCTCAATTGTTGCCGACACAAATTGTTCCGCAATAGCTTCTGGACTATTCCTTACCGTCGCAGAACCAATTACAGGTTGCGCTATTTGTATTTCTGGCAATTGTTTAACCAAACCGTCAGAAACTACTGATTGAAGTTGTTGTGTCAAAAGTTCTTGTATTGTAGCGCTTCTTTTTTTCGCCAATTCACCCGGATTTAATCTTGGGCTACCTGGAGCTTCGTTATCTTTGTTGGGGACCGCAGACTCACCCGAAGCAATAGTTATTCGGGTAATTTGTGGTATGAAAAATTTATTCAAAAAATCTCTAACTTCTTGAACCGCATTTGTAACCTGTGTCACAATAGTTGTGCTGCCGTCAGCACTGTTAGCTTTATTACTCCAGAATCCACTTGCAAAGTTGAATTGTATTGTCATCTTATCAGTAGCTTGAATTGGGTCGCCCTTTTCATCAGTCATCAATCCATATTTTTTAGCAAATTCCCTCGGTGTTAAAGTTTTCTCAACTTCTGGTTGTTGGGTAACTTGTTGTTCTAGAAATAAATATTGTTTTTTTGATGCCGATTCATGTAGATTTATAATCCTACGTCTTTCTTCATCATCAATATTCCAATTTTGTTTTATCATGATCTTTATCTTTTTTATATAAATATTAGTTGTAAGTAAAAAAAAAGGGAGACAATTGTCTCCCTTTGTAAATATCTCTGAGAAATATTATCTCAATTCTTGTAAGTCAAATGTTCTAACTCCATCAACTGTAATTCTACCATAGAACCTGTTGTTTACCATCTTCTTAGCATATCTTGTCATGATACCTTTGATTGGTGTAAAGTTGAATGGGTTATACATAGTTGGTGTAAGTTGTAATGGAACATACGGTGCGTAGATATAACCTGTGTCAAGCAAAGAAGTTCCTTTATGACCCAACAACACTTGGTTAGCTGGGAAGTAAGGGTCTCTATAAACCTGATATCTACCTGCTAATGTTCCAACTCTTTCAATACCCATGTTATATTGATCCTGCTCAGGGGCAGCATTTGAAACGTGGAAGTATTCAAGGTCGTCAAAAATTGCACTAATTTCAGAAGAAACTACAATCCAGTTAGCACCACCTCTAAGAGTTGATTTGTGGATTTGAGCTGAAATTTGGTTAATTGCTGTAATCAACGTTTGGTTCCAGTCTTTCTGAGTATAAGGAACAGCGTTTGATCCTAATCTCTTCCAACCATTATAATCCCATCTCAAGTTCCAAGCAGCACCTTTTCTAAGGTCTCTCAAAATTTCTCTATCGATTTCCGCAGCAACTTGTTCAGACAACAACGCAGTCAATTCAGCTTCTGCATCTATGTTATGGAATGCTGCAACGTCCTGCGCCATTTCTGGTGACCACTGAGCTCTTAACTTTCTTTCAGTTACAGAAACTGTTACTGACATAAGATCAAACGAAACTTCACCTATCTTATCTTCAAATTCCAATTCTTTGTAAATTCTGTATGTTGCAGTAAATGCAGCATCAGCTAAGGTAGTCGATGTAAATGTTGATCCAGAATAACCATCAAGTGAATTGGCTCCAACAGTTGCCGGAACTTGTAAGTCAATTTCCAAATAAATTTGTCCATTTACGTCACAAATGTTATCATATTGACCACCACCAGTTTTAGAGTCTGGGAATACTAATGTATCGTTGTTGTTACCATACTGTACAATACCTTTTCCATATCTTTGAGTTACAACTCTAAACAAATAAGGATTATTTACATTTGCTGATGTGTATATGTTTCCGGCAACACCGTAAATTGTCAAATCAGAAAGAAATGATTCGTTATCAATTGGGTTACCATCAGGTCCAATTAACTTACCAGCACCAGCGTTAGCAAATCCTGACATGATTACTAATACTTTTCTAAATACTGAATCAGGGTTACCAGTTGTTGCGCTATAACCGTAAGGTGCCAAATTTAACGTGGTATTATTCCATGCTGCCGTTGTAACAGTTGCTGTGATAGCAGAATATTGACCTTTTGAGTAATCAAACAATCCAGGAGGATCCAAAGCTGGCTCATTACCTTCATAAAATCTATCATAAAGGTCTCTACCATTATTATAGTTATAACCCTCATTTGGCGATGCCGGGCCACCTGGCGCACCATAAGGTGGATAATGCTCAGATGTACCTGGTTGATATGCTTGAATATTTGGTACAAAGTAGAACAATTTACCAATTGGTAAGTTCATAGCTTGAACCGATACGATGTCATTAGCCAAAAGTTTAGAGAATACTCTTCTTACGATTGGAAATACAACAGTTTCGAATGATCCTGTGTCTGATGTAGTTGCAGCTTCGTTAATCAAGTACGAAGCTTGGTTTTCATACAACTGGGCAACGTTTTCTCTCATATGACCTTTAAGTCCTTCAAGAAATCCCAATTTGTCCCATTTGCTAATTGTGTCTTCTTTGATAACTTTCAAGTGTTTCAACCCGATATTACCAACAAGACCTGATTCTAATAATGCTCCCATTTTTGTTGTTTTTTGTTTTTTATTATTTTTATGCTATCTTCGACATAAGATCTTTCATCCTCATGAATTGAGGGTTTTCGTATGTCTTAGATTCAATTAAAGATGCTGATGAACCAGTTGATACTGTTTTGATCAATTTCTTTTCAACATTCTCAGTAATTGATTGTGCATTAGGTTTAGTAAGTTCGTCTTTGATTGCTCTATATAAATTCTTTGATTCCTTCAAACTATCAACATTATCGAACCTTCTCAAAATGTTTATTTTTTCTTTTTTTGTCGTGGAATGCTCAGTAAATAATCTAGTGGCATAAGCAAGATTAGAATTGAATACAGCAACTTCATTTAGTTTTTCTCTGAAAACATTTAGTGCTTTTCTGTATTCTTCATTCTTACTTCTTAATACATTTACTTCGCTATCTAAGGATTCGAAAGTCATATTTCTATTTGGTGTTATACCTTTTCTTAACCCTCTACCTTCTTTTGATCCCATCCCATATGTGCGTGATGCTTCTTTTGTTTCTTTCTTCACAATTTTTGGTTTACCATCTGTATTCTCTCCTTTTGGAAAAACACTTTTTTTAACACTACCGGTTCCAACTGCTTTAACCTTACCCTTGAAAGCTTCTGGTTTTTTCTCGTCAAATCCACCAGTTTGTTTTTTGTAAGAGAATTTTTTAGCTGAACCCATACCAACTCCTTTTGGTTTGATTGTAGATTTTTTTGGACTGTATGACTCATCAAGTTCGAATTCTTCTTC